CAGAACAATGGCAACGATGTGCATCTTGTGATCACCGGTGGCGAACCTTTATTGGGCTGGCAACGTGCCTACAGTGAACTGTTGAGTCACCCACGCATGCTGGATCTAAAGAACATCACATTTGAAACCAATGGTACCCAAGAACTGCACAAAGACTTCCGCCACTTTTTGTTGAACTGGACCTTGAATTCCAAGTTTGGTAAGTTTGGTAAACGTGGCCCTGGGGCGCTTACATTCAGTGTCAGTGCCAAGTTATCGGCATCGGGCGAGAAGTGGGAAGATGCTATACGTCCTGATATTGTTATGGATTATGCCGACATCGGACACACTTACTTGAAGTTTGTAGTGGAAACTGATGATCATATACACGAAGCCATACGTGCTACAGATGAATATCGTAGAGCAGGATTCACCGGGCCAATCTATTTGATGCCACAGGGCGGTGTAGTTGAACCGTACGATCGCAACAAGTTGCGCATTGCCAACATCTGTTGTGAACAGGGTTGGAATTACAGTCCAAGATTGCATGTGGATCTTTGGGGAAATGGATGGGGAAAATGATAGAAACACAACAAAGAACTCTGGCAAGAATGATCAGTTACAGGATAACTGCATGGTCATTTACAATTTTTTACACCTGGTTGTTTACCGGCAACATCACGGCAGCCACAGGATTTGCCACAGTGTTACATATCTTGCTCAGTGTTGACTATTACATACACGAACGCATCTGGCTCAAAATCAAGTGGGGCCTCAAGTGAATATTGGGTTCATTGGTCTAGGCAAACTGGGACTGGACTGTGCTGAGGTATTTGCCGAACATTACCGGGTACGTGGCTATGACGTTGAACCCAGGATCAGTGATAGTGTAGAAATCTGTGACCTACAGGAAGTTATACAACTCAGCGACTGGATCTTTATAGCAGTGCCTACTCCACATGCTGCCGAGTACGATGGCAGTTTTCCCACTAGCCACTTGCCGCCCAAGAACTTTCTATACGACTCAGTGCAACAGGCCTTGGCCAAGGTCAATCACTATGCAACCACGGCCAAACATGTGGTGCTTATCAGCACAGTATTGCCTGGCACCTGCAGACAGCAACTGGCTGGCTTGTTGAACGAACAACACAGTTTTGTGTACAATCCTTATCTCATAGCCATGGGATCAGTCAAGTGGGACATGGTCAATCCAGAAATGATCATGATCGGTACCGAAGATGGTAGAGACGCTGGTGTAGCCGCAGAACTAGCGGCTGTGTATCAGCCCATGATGCAGAACCGGCCCAGGATCATAACCGGCACCTGGGAAGAATGTGAATGCATCAAGATTTTTTACAACACATTTATCAGTGCCAAGCTGAGTTTGGTCAATATGATACAGGACTTTGCCCAACGTATTGGCAGTATTGATGTGGACCGTGTGACCTCGGCCTTGTCTGCCAGCACACAACGCATCATGGGACCCAAATACATGACTGCAGGCATGGGCGATGCTGGAGCATGTCATCCTCGTGATAACATAGCTCTGCGTTGGTTGGCCGAAGAATACGACATTGGCTATGATTTGTTTGATACCATCATGCGGGCACGCGAATCACAAGCTCGGAACCTGGCAAACTTTTTGGTCATACAAGCACAAAAACACAACTTGCCTATAGTCATACACGGCAAGGCCTACAAGCCCGATGTGGCCTACTGCATCGGCAGTTACAGCACCTTGGTGGGCTTTTATGTCGCTGAAACAGGGCATCGTTGTTACTACATTGATCCCTTGGCCGACGATACTGTAGACGTGTTGCACGATTTTGGTCGGCCAGCTGTGGTCTTGATGGCACACAATCGTGCAGTCACATACAGCAATGTGACTGGAGATCATGCCGATCATTTTTATTATGATATCCGACCTGGCAGCGTGATTGTGGATCCGTGGCGCTGTATTCCACTTGACATGCCGGGTATGACTGTTGTACACTATGGAAATACCCGCAGATCGTGAGTCCCATGCCCGAATACGTATACATGCATTCTGACTTGGACGCACATTTTTATATTCGTGCAAACTGGAAATTGGTATTGGTATATTGGCCCAAGAAATGTGAACTAACAAAAGGATGGATTTGGCCGCTGACTCATGCTTATCAAGGAACAGCAGTATACCACGGACCAGGTGAACCCGTCGAAGAAGTTCGATGGCACAAAGAAATTGACCACACAATGTGGTTATTAAAGGAGTAACAAATGGGAATACTAGATAAATTTTTTAAAAAGAAAAAACCTGCGGAGGTCAAAACCGAAGCATCACGTCCTAAAAAGAAATCAGAAAAAGAATTGGCCACCGAACGTGGTGAGCCTTATGTGACCATACTCAGCATGGAGATTGATCCGGAAAATCTCCAATCGGGCAGTTTTGAACTGGACTGGAACGAAAAGTTTGTGGCCAATCTGGTGCGTGCCGGATACCAAATGAACGCCAAGGACACTGATGCTGACATCGTGGATCGTTGGTTTACCACTGTTTGCCGCAACGTGGTCATGGAGACCTATGAACAGTACGAAGCCATGAATCCCGAACGTGATCGAGTAATCAAGAGCCGCAATATCGGCGATGGTCGATCGGAAGTGTCATGATATTCAATCATATCAAACAATTGCATGCCGACGGCAAGAAGATTGGCATTGTATTCAGTACCTTTGACATGTTGCATGCTGGCCATATAGCCATGCTGAGTATAGCCAAGAATCACTGTGATTACTTGATTTGCGGCTTGCAAACAGATCCCACTATAGATCGACCTGATACCAAAAACAAACCTGTACAAAGCATTGTGGAACGACAGATACAGTTGGCCGCTTGTCGTTATGTGGACGAAGTGGTTGTATATCAGACCGAACAGGACTTGATTGATCTGTTGCTGATCTTGCCGGTGGATGTGCGTATCCTGGGCGTAGAATACGAGCACAAAGATTTCACTGGTAAAAAAGAATGCGATCGGCGTAACATCGAAGTCATATTCAATGGTAGAGATCACTCATTCAGCTCATCGAGTCTGCGCAAACGTGTGGCACAGGCCGAAAGCGAACGTATGTTAAAGAACGGTCCACCAGAATCAGACCTGAAACTCGACGTTAAAACATTGAGCTGGTAGAATTCACACACCATGAACTTGTATATCAACGGAGACAGTCACACTGCTGCCGCAGAAGCTGTGGTACCGCATGCATTTGCTGAGGACGATCCCGATCTATTTGAGCTTGGTCGCCTGCCACACCCTGCAAATTTTGCAGTGAGCTGGGCTCGACAATTAGGCACACTCATGGGAGCTAATAGACTACACTGTGATGCCGAAAGTGCCAGTTCCAATGCCCGCATTTTGCGTACCACACGTGAGTGGTTGAGCAAGAATATTCCAGATCTCTTGATCATACAATGGAGCACCTGGGAACGCGAAGAATGGGAATACAATGGTATTACCTATCAAGTCAATGGCAGCGGCATTGACCATGTACCGCCGGAAGCTGCTGAGCGATATCGTGATTATATAATTGGACTTGATTGGTTACAAAAAACACAGCAAGCACACAATGATATTTGGCAGTTGCACTTGGAGCTCAAGCAACGGCATATTCCGCATGTGTTTTTCAATGGCAACAACAACTTTAGTCGGGTGACCAATCACCAAAATTGGCATGCCAACTACATAGCACCCTATGATCCCAGCCAGACCTTTGACAGCATTTTACGGCAAAATGGGCATGAACCCAGGCACAACAGCTGGCATTTTGGCAAGGATGCCCATAGCTTTTTTGCCCAATTTATGTTACAATACTGTATTGACCACCAATTCTTTTAAGGCCCAATATGAAGTATGTGCTGATTGACACAGCAAATTTGTTTTTCCGTGCCAGACATGGTGCATTCCGTGCGGCTGATACCTGGGAGAAAGTGGGCTTTGCCCTGCATGTGACCTTGATGGCTGCCAACAAGATGGCCCGTAGATTTGAAGCTGATCATGTGGTGTTTGCCTTGGAGGGGCGCAGTTGGCGCAAGGATCATTACAAACCTTACAAGGCCAACCGTGCTGTAGCTAGGCAAGCTCTAACAGAAGCAGAAGCAGAAGAAGACAAAATGTTCTGGGAAACCTATGATGCCCTGACTAAATACTTGAGTGAGAGGACCAACTGTAGTGTCGTACGGTGTCCAACCGCAGAAGGCGACGACGTCATAGCTCGCTGGATTGCATTACATCCCCAAGACGAACATGTAGTAATTTCAAGCGACACTGACTTTGTGCAGTTGCTTGCAGAAAATGTTAAACAATACAATGGTATCACTGACGAATTACACACTATAGAAGGAATCTTCGATGCTAAAGGCAAAGAAGTTATTGACAAGAAAACTAAAGAGCCTAAAAAAGTGCCGGACCCGCAATGGTTACTTTTTGAGAAGTGCATGCGAGGTGACTCGTCAGATAATGTGTTTTCAGCATTTCCTGGAGTCCGAACAAAAGGAACAAAAAATAAAGTTGGCCTACAAGAAGCGTTTGAGGATCGAGCAAAGCAAGGGTATTCTTGGAACAATATGATGCTACAACGCTGGACAGATCCAGATGGTGTAGAACATAGAGTCTTGGATGATTACGAACGCAATAGAACACTAATTGATCTCACTGCACAGCCAGCGGACATCAAGACCACAATAGATGCTGCCATCTCGGAACAGATCAGCCACAAGGATGTGGGGCAAGTGGGAGTAAGATTTATGCAGTTTTGCGGCAAGTATGAGCTGAACAAGTGTTCAGAATCAGCAGAAAGTTTTGGGCGATGGATGAATCAAACATATCAAGGAGTACTCAATGACCATAGTAGCTAAACCAGTAATTGA